GCCCGCCGGTCCCCGGGTCTCCCCCGGTGTCCGTGAATTCGAAGGTCTTGTCGATCAGGAAGGACGTCGCCCCTCCGATGATCGTGGCCCAGGTCCCATCGACCGGATCCATCTCGACGAGAATCGCGTCATCGATCAGGACATATCCCGTCGAGGTCGAGCACACCCATTCGATATCGATCCCGAAGGCGTCCTGGTTGAAATTCTTGAACCAGCAATTCGCGTCGAGAGGGATGAGGAGCTCTTGCCATCCGGACTGGGCGGCGATCGCCGCGCTGACGACCTCTTGAGATCCGAGGCGAACCTTCAGGGTTCCGCCAGCACCGCTCCCGATGGATCGGTTCCACATGATCCGGAGGAGATAGGGCCGGTTCGGAGAGAGCTGACCGCGGCGGAGGTTCGCGCGGGTCTGGGTCAGGGTGAAGGTGTTGGACCCGTCCGCAGTGATCTTGAGGCTCGCCGGGGTTGTGGCCCCGGGAGCTCCGCGATAATAGTTCGTGGTATCCTGGACCACGTTCGCCGCGGTGCCAGTCCCGGACAGGTCCCAGCCCTGGAACTTCGGGGTCGCTCCGCTGTCGTATGTCTCGAAGCTGGAGTTCCTCAGGAGGCTCGCGCCGGATCCTACTCCAGCATGAACGGCACCGAGGACCGCTCTGGTGCTGAGCCCGCTGCCCAGGGCGAATCTCTGGATGTGATCGGGGCCCGAAGGCTCTCCGAGCATCTCGAAGGTCTCGGCGTGCTCGTTCACTCCGGAGTTCTGGTCTTCGCGGCATCGGAAGATCTTCTTCTCCACGGACACCGACTCGAGGGGCTCGCCGTTTTCGTCGACGGTCAGTCGCTTGATCTCCCCGTCACCCGTTCCCGCCTCCGTGGCGGTGGTGTCGAAGGTGATCGCGCGGGTCTTGACGTCCAGGGAGTTCGCGACGAAGTGCTCATAGATCGCGTCCATGAGTTGTTCACGGGTGCCGTAGGCCGACCCGAACCCGTCGCCGGACCCAGGGGTCGCCGCGATCACCAGGCCATACTCAGAGAGGATCGGGTCTAGGCCCTCGAGAACTCTGTCAGGCGAGATCAGATCGGACAGCGCCGCGCGGTATCTCGAGCTGAAGGCGACCAGACCCGTCGGAGTGTATTCACCCTCGAGGGACTGAAGAAGAGTATCGGCGGACCCCGCCGCGCCGGCGAAGACGCCATCGGTATGGATCCGAACTTCGTCGATGATCCTGACGAAGTTCTTCCATTGGGTCTGGAGTTCGGTTTCTGACGGGGTTCCGCTCATGGTTCTATTCTGCCTTTGGCCATTCGAGGCCGGTCATCTCGAGGGAGTCAGGAAGGGTCGATCCCGGTTGTGGATCATCCTGGTCAGCACAGGGCACAGCGTAGAGATGACGAACCGCGGGTTCATCTCTCTCGTTTTGGGAGTAGCCGTTCACTGCTCGTCCGTGCTTTTTGTAGAGGGCCAGCTCTTCTTCGGTCGGGATGTAGATCCGCCGACCCCGAGAGGCTCGGAACATAGCGTCTCCGATATTCTCTCCGGTCCCGCGCTCCTCAGTTCTCTCCGGGGTCTCCTTGAACCGGAAGACATTCTGGCGGAGCTTCATTCTGAGATGGTCGAACTTGCGCCGATCCATCCAGGCGATTCGGCCCGCGTGCGGAATCCGCCGGGACTTCCCGGGCTCCTTCGGATCGGGCTCGACCCTCTCGTTCTCTAGGGGGAAATTGACTCCCCCGATATCGACGTTCTCGACGGGGGCCGAATCGAGGCACCCCACCCAGAACGCGACCCTCGAGAATTCCTTCGCGGCCCCCTTCATATCGGGGACCAGGTCGGCGCCCTTCATAGTAGGGGTAAGGGTCTTCGTCTTCTTTGCAGTCGTCATTTGATCAGTCCTTTCGGAAACAGAAAAAGGCCGCCCGCCCGGTCCGGGTGGGCGACCTCGTGGTCATCAGTAGCGGGAGGGTTCGCCTGTTAGGCGTTGGAGAGCTTGATCGCCCCGAACGGGAGGGCGATGCCCGCACCGCTCCTCTCCTCGAACTGGACGTATTCCTCACCGCGATCACGGACGCGATCGCTGTTGTTGTCAGTGTCGAGACACTGATACTCGGTGATCCCCTCACGGGTCAGGAGGAACGTCGGGAGCTTCGGCGCGCCCTTCAGGAAGATATACCAATCGTTCGCGTCAGTCAGTCGGTTCGAACCCCAGAGGGTCACGTTCCGGCTGGCGTCCTGAACGACGTTCGAGACCTGGACGGAGGTGACCGCGTCGGTCGTATTGTCCGGGCCGAGGACTCCCTGGCGCTGCTGGATGAAAGCCTGCTCGAAGGCTTCCGTCGCGGCGGCGGGGTGGATGATGACCACACCGGAATCGATCGCGTCGTCGGAAAGCAAGGGCTGGGCCTGGCCATCCTGGAAGCTCTTGAAGGTCTCGATCGCGGTGTAGTAGTCACCCTGGATCGCGGCAGTCGTGGCGACTCCACCACCCGTGATCAGGTTCCCCTCGGACGTCCCGAAGCGGGAGTCGGCGAAGAAGGCCGCACCGTCCGGAGCGTTCGGGACTGCCGGCATAAGAGTCGTGCCGTTCTGGAGGAGGTCAAAAAACATCCGGAGCGGAGTCAAGGCCGCGGACTCTCCCGCCATGCGGGCGACGTCCATGAGGCTCTGAGTTTGGTCGTCTTTCCGGTCGTTCTTGTGCCATCCGATTCTGCGGCCCCAGTCGAAGACGGGGGTCGAGAACTGGACGGAGTCGAAGTCCTTCTGGGCGATCGTGGTTCCGCGCGGCCAATGGGCCATGTGCGGCGCCGCATTGAAATATGCAAACTCGTGCTTGGCGTTGGTCGCGGTCATGGAGAGATCCATGACCATGGCCAAGCGAGAGTCGGCGACCCGGTTTTTTACACCGGCGTAGGTGTCCGCGAATTCGGTCCGAAGACCATTCGCCAGGACGTCAGAAGCAATGACTGCCATGGATCAAGTCTCCTATACGTTCCAGGTTGCGTCAGCGATGCCCGCGGCGTGAGCCTCAGGCGTGAAGAGGGTGACGTCGACGTCCGTCGTCGTCACGAACCTCGAGAGGTAGCCGACCGGGGGGTTCGTCGTGTCCGTCATCGTCATGTCGTCGGTGTTCGATGTGGCCGAGAAGACGAGATCACCGACCTTGGCCTGGGCTGGGGTGCCAGCGACCGAGTCGAGGTGCTTCAGAGTGACCCCCGAAGTGTCGACCGTCATCTCCGGCGGGACGTCGTCGGACGTCTCCCCGGTGTGGACACCGTCCGCGGCGCGACCGTCTGGCGGGTTGCCGTTGATGGCGAGACCGAGGAATGATCCGGTCTCGTCCCAGTGGTTTGCGAATCCGCTCTCGAGTTGAACAAGAGAGCCGACAGGAAGGACCACGGCGTCAGCGATGACATGAGACTGACGTCCCGCCTCGCTTACTTCGTGGACCACGTTTGCGGCGTTGTCAGCCATTTCAGATTGCCCTCCGGGCCATGTTGTTCGCGATGTAGGACTCTTCGCTCAGTCGCGTATAGCCCCGCTCATTCAGGTCGGCCCACTGGGCCTGGAAATGCGCGGCCTGTTCGACCGCGTCGACTCCTTCCTTCTCGTAGACCATGGCCGCCGATGGGAAGGGAGTGCTTTGCGCCGAGAAGCTCGAGGTTCTGGCGGAGGTCCCGATGGGGACCGGGCCGACGTTCTCTTCGAGGGCTTCGACGTAGGCCGCGAAAGCCGGAGCGCCGTGCTCGGCGTGGAAGCTGAGCAGCTTCTCCTCGAGCTTCGGGATCGGTCGGTTCCCCAGGCGGGTCAGAGCGTCGCGGACTTCGGTAGTCCGCGTGGTCTCGGTGTCGCGCTGGAGGTTCGTCGCCTGGAGGGCGTCGAGCTGGGCTTGCATAGTTGCGATGGTCTGGATGTTCTTCGACATGGCGCCTCCTGGTGCTGCCGCGGGTGCGGGCTCTTCGGCGGGGGCCTCGACGTCATCGGTCTCGGCGCGCGATCCCTGGATGGCCTCAAGGAGAATGTTGATGGACTTCACCGAGATCGACCCGTCAGAGATCGCCTTCGCGATACCTGGGATCGCTGCCTCGATGTCGTCGCCACCTTCAGCCGAAGCATCCTCAGACTTGTCGTCGTCTTTCTTCTCAGGAGGGCCGTCTTCGGCGAACTGGATCGGAGCGGTCGCCGTAGCTACTGACTCGAGGTCTTTGGTTTCGACTGCGTTCATGTCTTCGCTCCGGAAGAGAAGGTGTGTAGATTGACCATGAGAGAATGAGGCTACCAAAGCCGGGTCGCTTTCGGCTCCCTGCATTGTCCAGGGCTTCCCGAATGTCGCAGGTGCGACACCCGTAGGCCTCTGCACAGCGAGCATCGGGAGCTCGAGGAACGGAGCCTCATGGTCGAGCAAGGCGAGCCCGTTGATAGCGGGACGGTCGACGTTGAAGATCTCGACCGACCGGTAAGGGAGCTGGAGATTCAGGATCTCCTCCTCGACCGTCGCGTCAGTGATGACCATGTCGACCAGGATCGCGGTCCTCTGCGTTCCCTTCAGGGTGATCATCGCGGTCCCATTCACCCGGAAGAACCCCGCCGCGCGGACATCACTATCGACTTTCTTGTGGTGTCGCACATGAACGGGGGCGAAGAAATTCTCCCCCTCCGCCTGCCTTGCTTGCGCTACGGCCTGTTGAATCCAGACCTCATCGAAGTGCTTCTCTCCTCGCACACATGAGCAAAAGATCTCGACGTCATGAACGACAAGGGCGCTCCCTTCTCGGCTTGTTCTGTAAACCATGGGTCAGTCCCTCAGGAGTTCGAGGCCGACGATGAACTTCGCCTCTGCCTCGGGGGTAAAGATCGTCCGGGTCACCAGAAGCCCGTAGAGGACCGCTGTCGTGCTCTCGCAGACGAATGGGAGAACCACCTCCCCAGAGATGTAGAACGTCTGGTCCGCGCCGACGATCTTCTGATCGGCCACCGCGAGGTCGATCACCCCGATCAGGTTGACCATGTCCGCGTCGGATACCGCGAGGGCTGCATTGTCAGAGATCCCGGTCGGCGCCTCATTGAAGAGGTAGAGCTCGAGCTCCGGCTGAGCTGCCGGGATGTCCGCGTGGGCGACCGTCGCCCCGAGGACCGCACCGGATCCACCGAGGACCCCGGCGCAATTCGGGAAAGCGATGACCGTGGTGGCGACCTCCGAAGAGATCACGTCGCCCGAGGCGTAGGCCGTAGCGTTGTTGGCGCGGCCAAAGGATGCGATAGACCGGGCATGGCCTGGTCCCCCGCGGAGATTCTTCGCGGCATGCGCGGTATCGATGTTCGTGATGTTGACCATGAATTAGCCCGGATCCGTGAACCCCTGAACTAGGAAGTGATGCTCGACCAGGGTGGTCAGATCATCATTGATCGAGATGCCCAGGGCCGGACCTCCCGAAATAAGAAGAGGGCAGGACCCGTGCTTAGCGAAGGTCCACCGCACCAGAAGGAAGGAGTCCCCGGCACCCCAGGTCTTGAGGTCGACGTCATAGCAAAGCCGACCCCACGAAGCATTCGTTGTAATAGGGATGCCGCTCGTTAGATCTTGCTCGACCGCGTCGGTCGTATCGTTCAGCCTCCCGACCTCGACCCCGTTCGCGAGCTCACTGATAACTCCATACTTCTCCGCTGAGAATGTGCCGTTATCACGGATCGTCACGATCAGACGGGTGATCACGATCGACCCCGTCGCCGGCGGGCTGATCTTGAAGACCACCGGGGTGACGGCTCCGTTCACGTTTGCGTTCACCGTTCCCGTCCCGTCTCCATTCGTGGACAAGAACTGGGCCAAGAGAGGCTTGTAGTCTGAGGTGTGAAAGGACTGATTCATTGCTCTCGTCTCTCTCTCACGACTCTCTCAACACCCGCTTTGATGGCATTGGAGGGCCTCTCAGTCTCACCCTTTAGGAGGCGATACACTGTCGAGCGGTCCGCCGGGATGGCCTCCGCAATCTTTGCGATTCCCTGGGAGAAAACCTCCCGCTGGAAATCCTCTCTCAGATCATTCCAAGACGTCATAAAATCCTCCCGAGGTCTGGTCGACCTCCGTGACGAAAGCCCGGATCGGGCCTGGCGTCGTGGGGGAGCTTGCTATTGATCACCGTCCCGTCAGCCTCGAGTCGCTGCATTCGTCGAAGCATCGGGCGCGACATGAGCCTGATACTGCAACGGCAGTTGTGCCCCAAAGGTGGGGCCAGCTTGTTCCACTCCACCGCGTCGACGTCAAAAACAAGGCCGTCTGCCGCGTTGTGATTATCCCGGGTGTCCCGATCCCCGACCGCGTCAAAGATGAACGCGGGGGCGATCGTCTTCGAGATCGGGTCTTGAGCGGCCCGGAACCGTCCCGCGGTCACCGCGGTGTTGACGTTGTTCCGGAAGGCCAAGCGGGAGTAGGCTTCGGACCAGGGCCCAGTCCTCTTCGATACCGCGGCCACCGAACTCCGGAGAGCTTTCGCCGCTTCGTTCTCGCCCAGTCCCAGCTTGAAGGTCTCCGTCAGAACCTCCTGGGCTTTCTTCGTGACCGCCGCCTCTGCGGACTTCGCGAAGGCCAGCACC